ATCTCTGGTGAGGAGAAGGAATTACGGAGTTTCTCAACAAACTCAGCAGGATTTTCCCTAATTTCAATGTCATCATGACAGAAAATAACAATATCTTCCTTTTCGGGGTTGATTTTCTCAAAAGCACCTTGATAGGCAGAGAATATTGATTTAGCTCCAGATAGCATGAATATTTTGATGTTAGCAGAGCATAAAAAAGTAAGTAATTTATCTGTTGTGGATGTTACCTTGTTTCTATCTCTAGTACATATAATAGCGTAGATGTTCATATACTATAATAAAGCGAACAAAGACTACTTTTATGGAAAATAATAAATTATTACAAGAGTTTAAGAGATGCTCCACTGATCCTGATCATTTTATCTCTAATTATATCAAAGTTACCCACCCCGTTCGGGGGCTAGTCCCATTTAAGTTGTACCCATTCCAAGAGCGCATTCTGTCTGATCTGGAGGAACACCGATTCAACATTTTGCGTAAGTTCCGTCAGGCTGGTTGTACCACCATCGCAGCAGCTTACTCGCTATGGATGGTAATCTTCCAAAAGCACAAACAGGTTGTTATCCTGTCTAAAGGTGATGCGGAGTCCACTGAAGTTCTTGACAGAATTAAATTAATGTATGATGAGCTTCCTGAGTTCTTAAAACCAGGAATCCAAGAGGATAACAAGCATACTTTAAAGCTAAAGACGGGCTCTACTATTAAGTCTCGTCCATCGGGCAAGCAGTCGGGAAGATCCTTAGCAGGATCGCTTCTGATTATTGATGAAGCTGCTTTCATTGAGAATATTGATTCCATCTGGGCTGCTGTATTCCCTATTATCTCCACAGGAGGACGAGCTTTCGTGCTTTCTACCGTTAATGGCATTGGTAACTGGTATCATGAGGTTTACCAAAAAGCTATAACAGGTGACAATACATTTAATCCAATCGACATTCGCTGGCAAGAGCATCCAGAGTACGCTTACAATGAAGACTACGCTCCTCTTTATGAGGAGATGGCAGAGAAGGGTCTAGACATTCATAATTGGGAAGCTAACACTAGAGCTAACCTGCCGATGAAGCAATGGTTGCAAGAGTTTGAATGTTCCTTCCTCGGCACAGGAGACACTTTTATTGAAGGTGGGACTCTGAAAGAAATTTCATCCCAAACGAGTGAAGAATATTTCACCAAGTATAACAATAGAATGCGTGTTTGGCAAGAGCCTTTGCCTCAATATTCTTATTTAATTTCATGTGATACTTCCTTGGGAAGAGATCGAGATTACTCAGCATTTCATGTGATTAACATGTACAACGGGCAACAAGTTGCTGAATTTTATTCTAATAGAACCCCTATTAATGATTTTGCTCAAGTTTTATTTAATGAAGGTATGCTATATAACGTAGCTCATATTATTTGTGAGCGAAATACTATTGGAAATAACTTAATTGACTGGCTCTATAATATATATGAGTACGAAAACTTGTGGGCTGATGATAAATATGAGATCGGTTTTCAGGTGACTGCTAAAAATAGAGAAAGTATACTAGCTGAACTAGAAGAGGCAATACGAACCGATTTAATTAAAATTAATTCAACTCGAACTTGTGACGAATTGATGACCTTTATTATTAGTGATAGTGGTAAGGTACAAGCTGAGAAGAATCATCATGATGATCTCGTTATCAGTCTTGCTCTTGCTGTTCATGCTTATAAGAATTTATTAGATACGACTCCTGTAGAGTTTGTATCCAATATGGAAAAACAAAACACTCCTGCAATGCCAAGTAAAAGCTATAAGCATAGAATAACTACTTCGCATGGTCAGATGACTGAGGAAGATTACACATGGCTGATGAAATAAAAGACGAACTGAATGAGAGCGGGTATACTACTTTTGGGGGAACTCAGAATAGAGCAGGAGGAGTTTATACCCCCACGGGTCCGATAGGCCGCTTTTTTGCCAAGTTCTTCGCTACCAAGGCTCAAGTACCAGCACAAAAAGCAATTGACCAAGGAAAGGTAACTCCTGAGCAAGGTGACACGGTTGTTAGTACTGAGGTTATTAAGGACCAGTTAATTGATGGTGGTCCCGCTATGGGCGGCATCCAACGGAACCCAATCCTTCCTCAGCTAGAACTCAACAGAAGAAGAAGGTATAAGGAGTACGAGGAGATGGATGAATATCCTGAAATTGGTGCTGCATTTGATATTTATGCCGATGATGCCACCCAAAAAGGTTCTCGCGCTGAGAGATGGACCATTAAGTCTGAAAGTGACCTTGTTGTTGATGAGGTTACTAGATTATTTGAGCAAGTTAAGCTTCATAAGTTCCTTTGGGATATTGCTAGGAATACTGTCAAGTATGGTGATTGTTTTACTGAGTTAATTATTGATGTAGACAAGCCCAAAGAGGGTATCAAGAAAATTAAGATTCTAAATCCTAACTGGATCCTAAGGGTGGAGACTGAATATGGTTATCTTAAGAAGTTTCTACAAGAGATCCCCAACTTGGAGACTATGCAGTACGCTGAGGTTGGGCAGTCTGAGTTAGCTCGTCCGCTTAAGTATATTGAACTTGATAAGAATCAAATCGTTCACTATCGTCTCCATACCTCAGATCCTATCTTTTATCCCTATGGTAAATCAATTGCAGCACTTTGCCATCGTGTTTTCCGCTCTCTTAAGATGATGGAAGACGCGATGATGATTTATAGACTATCCCGCGCTCCTGAAAGACGTATTTTTTATGTTGATACGGGAAATCTTCCTACAAGTAAGTCTGAAATGTTCATGGAGCGTTTGAAGCAGAAGTTCAAAAAGGAAAAGTTCTATAACTCTGGTAAGGGCACGGTAGACGCTCGTTACAACCCTATGTCAATGGATGAAGATTTCTTCATTCCTACTAAGAACGGAAAAGGCACTAAGATTGACACTTTGCCTGGAGCCACAAACTTAGGAGAGATTGAGGACGTTCGGTATTACAGAGACAAGCTACTTGCCGCGCTTAAAGTCCCTAAGGACTACATCGTGGAGAAGGACTCATCTCCTGAAAGAAAAGCTAACCTCTCACAGCTTGATGTTAAGTTTGCCAGAACAATTCAAAGAGTTCAGGTAGACATCGAAGCTGGTTTAGAGAATATGGCTAAACGACACTTGCAACTAAGAGGTTTTCCTGCGGCTTTGATTAAAAAGCTAAAAATTCAACTCCCTGAGCCTTCTGATATGTCGGCAAAGAGAAAGTTGGATCTTGATGAGCAAAAAACAAGAGTTATCGCTGCGGTTCAGCAATTAGGACTTTTCTCTAAATCTTCGATCTATAGAGAATTCTATGATATGACAGAAGAAGAGATTACTCGAATGGCGGCAGAGATGAAAAAGCAACAAGAAGAAGAAGCCGAGCAAGCTCAAGAACAAGAGCAAGAACAGGCTCTGAAACAACCAGGTTATGGTGAAGCAGGGGGGCAGGAGTCTGCCGAAAACGTGCCACCTACAGCCAACGAAGAAAAGGGTTCTGAGTTGGAATCTTTACGAGATTTCGTTCTAGAAGAAGACAAAAAGGAAGTTATTTCTAGAATAATCAAAAAACAACAGCAAAATGCTGATACTATAACTAAAAACTAACATATATAAGTTTAGAGTTTAAACAATTGGAGAATAAAAATGTTTTCGAAACTATTTGAAGAGAGGGATAAGACTATTACATACCTAGTAAAACTTGGTGATTGTATAGCTAGATCATTACGGGAAAATGTAAGCTTATTTGCTATTGATAGCAATAACTCACAAGTTTCATATCTAACGGAGAGCGGTAAGGTTATTAGTGGAAAATATTCTACTAAAGATGATGTTACTCTCAACAGTATCAGAATTCAAGATTCCTCTGTCTTTGAAGACGGAGAACAGCTTGATTCTTTTGTAAATGAGAAAATTCATTCTTTTGTTGAAAGCATTCATTATGGAGAGTACTCATCTGCTGATGACTCCTTCTCAGATGTATTAGCTCTTTGGGAAAACAGGCTTAAACTCTCTACGGTACAAGCCAAGCTGTTCGAGCAGTCGAGCAGGTTGGAAGCTGTTGAGAAGATTATTGAGTCCCATGAGTTCCAAAAGCTTGTTGAGGTTTCTCCCCAACTCCAAGACTTCCTAAAAGAAAACTTTGATAAGATTACTAGTGTACCCGAAGTTAGAAATGCCATTAACCTTTCTAACGCAGTATCAAACGCTTTTAATTTTCCTAAGTTAACTTTAGAAGAGCTTGAAGAAGGTAAATCTTATACTCTCAAAGATGGTATCACTCCGTCCATTTACGACATGGTTTGCCGTCAAGAGTTAGTTAAAAGAGAACTTCTTGAGTCTAAGCAAAACTTTGACACTATTTGGGCTAATAATGATTCGATCCAAAAACTTGCTGGTCTTGTTTTCGGTAGTGATGAAGAGGTTGTCGGAGCTTTGTCTGAAGCATTNCAAGCTGTTCCCTACCTTGCTCTAGCATCAAAGAAGAGTCTGTTTAATACCTTCTCCAACTGCCTTACTCGCGCTGATGGTATCGGCGTTTCTGATAAGGATATTCAAAGCTTTGCTTCCAGAATCTTTGAGTATAAGAAGGAAGTAAAAGAATCTTTCATCGAAAGTATTCATGAGAAGTATGGAGTTAACATCCAAAACATCCAAAACCCTGCGTCTTTCAAGAGTTTGGCAAATACTCAAGTAGTTATCTTTGAAGCTTTATCCCGATTATCTCCTAAGGGATCAGTTCTCAAAGAAGTCTTATCTGAAATGGCTCAAAGCCTAAAGAGTAAGTCTGGTGTTGAGTGTATTGATGTTAATGATTATCTCTTAGAGATGTTCGTTGCAGTAGGTTATGATCAACTTCTAAAAGAAGATACCTCCTCTACTATGCCCAAAGTTGATTTTAAAAGAATAAACACGGACGTAAAGGATATCAAAGACCTAGTTAAAACTCTTCAAGAGAAAGTTGTTAGGGATGAGGAGCGTCCTAGTGATGAAAATCTTGACAACAAAGCTTTAGCGAACCAAGAGGATGCTGAAGGTGCTGAAGATGCTCCTGAGGCTCCACCTGAGAAGGAAGAGTCTCCTGCGGAAGAGGATATTCCTGCGGACGAGGAAGCTCCTTCTATGGAGGCTCCTGATGTTCCTCCTGTTAAAAGCGAAGATGAAGCCATTGGAGGTTTAGCTGACATTGAGAACATGGTAGCAGACATCGTAGCCGAACTTGGTGAAGATGATGATACTGAGGACGAAGAGGAGGCTAAGTAATGGATGTTCAATTTAGACCTTATACAATCATGGCCCAGCTTGAAACCACTGATGGTTCTTCGATCTCACTTCGGGATACAGCTAATGAGCCTCTTGATTGTAATTACATTAGTGTTGAGTGTTCTGGAGATCAAGGGCTTTTGGGCAAGCAGTGGTTTTCTGTATCTTATGCGGCTCCAGGAGTTACAACGCCCCTCGC